CTTCCTGTACTTTGGAAGGGATTTTACGCACAAAAAATCAATCCGAGCCCAGAGAAGGGTGGAAACCCAACTGAAGAAGGATGTGTTGATTTCAAAGGAAATCTGATCAAGTAGTATAAATAACTATGAAAACAAAATATACACTATTAGTGGATGATGCAGGAAGTTATGCAGAAAATTCACTAATAGTTTTGATTTGGACAATTTTAAGACATCGCTTCCATCACCTATGTAATGGTGAAGGATGGCGTGATTGAGGTGCATCATAGTGATGGCCTCGTATAACTACCCCTAGTCTAGTGCTATAGATAGGGGGATTTTTCGATAACCTCGCTTAAATAAGGAGGCATTATGGTTACATTAGCACATCACACTAATTTCACAGCAGGCGATCTTGAACGTTTTATGGGTCTTTCCATTGGATTTGACTCCATGTTCAATCGCATGATGAACTTCCCCACAACTCAACAAGATAGTGGATATCCACCTTACAATATTCGTAAGTTAGATGACTACAATTACGTTATTGAGATTGCCCTTGCAGGATTCTCTGAACTTGATATTGAAGTTGAAGTGGCGGATGGAGTCATTTCTGTTAGTTCTAAAGAAGACACGAACACGGTTGAAACCGAACTTGAAAAAAGAAGGGAATATGTTCATCGGGGAATTGCCAGACGGTCTTTCGCTCGTAAGTGGACTCTTTCTGATGACATGATTGTCAACGGAGCCGAGTTCCAGAACGGTCTTCTGAACATCAATCTGGAGAAAGTGGTTCCAGATGAAAAGAAACCACGTATCGTTCCAATCACTACACCAAATGTGATTGAACACAAAAAGAAGTAACTCACCTCTTCCCCTCACTAATATATACTTTAGTGGGGGGTTTTTATTTTTTAATTATTCGTAGGAGAATATTATGGGATTATTAGCAATGGGCTTGTTTAACGTCATTTCAGGATTAGTCGTAGACAAAGCCACAGACCTAGCAAAAGAGCACGTGGAAAGTATGATAGATGACATACTTCCAAAAGAGGCTAAAAAAGAATTGGACAAAATTATAAAAGACGATCCTGCTCACCCACACACAAATGCGAAAGATGCATTGATGGCTGCAGTTGAAGGTAAGTTGCCAATAATTAAGGCAGATGGTACAATTAAACCAATAGAAATAACATTTACGGTTGTATATGATCCTACTGATGGTTCTATTGATATAAAGAAAAAAAATGGAGCAGGAGCTCCTATTCTATCGGGTATTGAAAACCAAATGAAAAAAGTAACAGGAGTATAATATGGCCGAAGACATAGTAAGATTATCAAAAAACTTTGCACTATCTGAACTGATAAAGAGTGCAACAGCAGAAAGATTGGGAGTTGATAATTCGCCCAATTTACATCATCTTGTGAATCTAACACATCTTGCAATACATATCTTGCAACCTGTTAGAGATCAGTTTGGAGTCATTACGATTAATTCCGGCTATAGAAGTCCTGCACTCAATGCAAAAGTTGGTGGGGCCAAAACAAGTCAACATTGTAATGGTCAGGCTGGAGATTTTGAATCTTTTTCTACACCAAATCCAGACCTTGCATTATGGATTTCCAAGAATTTAGATTTTGACCAAATCATCTTAGAGTTCTACGATGGAGTTGATCCGAATAGTGGGTGGGTACATTGTAGTTACAATTTGATGGGAAATCGTGGAAAAATACTTACTGCACTTAAAACAAAAAGTGGAGTAGTATATAGAAATGGTTTTGTGAATAAATGAAAAATTAAGGAAGCCATGAAATACGTATGGTTAATATATTTACAATTTCTATTTGTTGCTGGACAATTCAATGCAAAAAAGAATTGGATTGACAAACACATTTTAATATGTTATAATAAGTTAGATGAATTAAACGTTGATTATGTTAAGTATCATGAATTTGATAAAAAAGAATAGATGAGTTTTTATACAAATGTACACCGCTTGGGAAATAATATTTTATTCCGTGGCATCTCTAATGATGGCCAACGATTCAAAGATCGTGTAGAGTATAAACCAACACTCTATATTCCTACCAAAGAAAAAACTAAATTTCGGACTCTTGAAGGAAAACCAGTTGGGGAAATTCAACCTGGCAATATGAGAGAGTGCCGAGATTTCATTCGTAAGTACAAAGAAGTTGATAACTTCAATATTTACGGTAATGACAAATTTGAGTTTTCTTTTATTGCAGAATATTTTCCAGAAGAACATATTGATTATGATTTTTCACAAATTCGTATTGCATATCTTGATATTGAGGTGGCCTCAGAAAATGGATTTCCAGATATTGATAATGCAAATGAAGAAGTAACGGCCATTACAGTTAAGATAGATAGAAAGTGTTATGTTTTCGGTAGAGGCGAATTCGTTCATGAAAGAGAAAATGTTTTTTATTTTCGTTTTGATAGCGAACGGGCACTACTTCAAAAGTTCTTTGAAATGTGGGACAAGGAATCACCAGATATTGTTACAGGGTGGAATATAGAAACATTTGATATTCCGTATTTGGTTAATCGTGCAAAACGGTTATTTGATGAAAAAAGAAATCCATATCGATTACTTTCGCCCTGGAAAAAAGTTCATGCGTATACAATGTTTGGAATGGGTGGAAAAGAACTTCAAGCGTATAACATAATTGGTGTAGAAATACTTGATTATTTACAAATGTATCGTAAATTTACTTATACTAATCAAGAGTCATATCGACTTGACCATATTGCATTTGTGGAATTGGGAGAACGTAAACTTGATTATTCTGAACAAGGTTCTCTTCATCTTCTTTACAAAAACGATTATCAGAAGTTCATAGAATACAATATCAAAGATGTAGAATTAGTTGAAGAATTAGAAAGTAAATTAAAATTACTTGAAATGTTAGTTGCACTTGCATATCTTTGCAAAGTGAATTATGGAAATACATTCGGCCAAGTTCGGATGTGGGATACATTAATTTTCAATAATCTTCTCAGGAAGAAAATTGTTATTCCACCAAAGAAACATGCTAGTAAATCTTCAAACTTTGAAGGTGCATTTGTTAAGGAACCAATTATTGGAGCCCATGAATGGGTAGTGAATTTTGATTTGAACTCTCTGTATCCTCATTTGATAATGCAATATAATTTGAGTCCCGAAACATTGATTACAGATGAATTGCCTAAAGAATTACAAAAGATTAAAGATGATAGGCCGGGTGTGAGTGGATTGCTCGATCAATCACAATCATTGAATGGTTTGGAAAAATACAATCTTACTTATACTCCAAACAATGAATTTTATCGAAAGGATGTACAGGGATTTCTGCCAGAGATGATGCAGGACATTTATAATAATCGTGTAAAGTATAAGAAAAAGATGATTGCAACCAAGAAAAAGTTGCAGAAGGAAAAGGATGGAGATAAGAGAGTAGAATTATATAAACTGATTTCTAAGTATCATAATATGCAGAACAATCTAAAGACTACGCTCAACTCTGCTTTTGGTGCAATGGGAAACGAACATTTTCGTTATTTTGATCAACGAATTGCAGAGGCGGTTACAACATCTGGACAACTTTCAATTAAATGGATTGAAAAAGAAATCAATCGATACTTGAATGAAGTACTAAAACCAGAAGAAGAAAAAGATTATGTCGTGGCAGTTGATACAGATTCAGTTTATATTTGCATGGATGATTTGGTAAAAACAGTTTATGGAGATACAATTGATGATAAAAATAAAGTAGTTGATTTTTTAGATAAAGTTTGTTCTGAACAAATGGAAAAAATCATAGATAAATCTTATCAGAAACTTGCTGAATATGTAAATGCATATGACCAAAAGATGGTAATGAAACGTGAAAATATTGCAGACCGAGCACTTTGGACTGCAAAAAAGCGTTACATTATGAACGTGCATGATGCAGAAGGTGTTCGGTATGAAAAACCACAACTCAAGGTTATGGGAATAGAATCAGTTCGATCTTCTACCCCTGCAGCGTGTAAAGAAAGAATGAAGGGGATCTTTAATATTATCATGAATGGTACAGAAGAAGATGCGATAAATTATATTGATAAGTTCAGAGAAGAGTTTCGGACATTGAAAGCAGAAGATATATTTTTTCCTCGTTCTGTTCGGGGAATAAAGAAGTATCACGATGCGGCCCAATTGTATATTAAAGGTTCGCCAATTCATGTAAAAGGTGCATTGATTTACAATAAATTGTTGAAAGATAAGAATTTACTTAACTCTTATCCTACTATAAAAGATGGAGAGAAAATTAAGTTTGCATATCTCAAGAAACCAAATCCTGTTGGGGATACAGTAATTGCAATTCTTAATAAATTACCAGAAGAGTTTGGTTTGAAGGAATACATCGATTATGATTTGCAATTTCAGAAATCATTCATTGAACCTATGTCTTCAGTAATGGGTGCAGTTGGATGGAACACAGAACATATATCAACACTTGAAGATTTTTTCGGATGAGAACGAATGTTTTTTGGACTTTTAACACTATTGGTTGCACTCGCAATTTCAACGGTGGCCGCATATTACTCAATAGTCGGATTAATGGCAATCTTTGCGGGCGCCAAACTTGCAATTGCTATTATGGGGATTGTCCTTGAGATAGGAAAACTGGTTGTTGCATCGTGGACATTTCAGAATTGGAAAACAAGTCCGGCATCAATTCGATCCTATTTTATAGTATCGGTAGTTGTTTTGATGTTCATTACATCATTGGGTATTTTTGGATTTTTGGCACGAGCACATATTGAACAATCAAGTCCTACAACTTTACTGGAAGAACGAATTGAAAGAATTGATCTCAAGATAGGACAACGAAATACTCAGATAAACAGATATCAAGGAAGATTAGATACTCTAGATCAAGCACTTCAAAGGTACATCGAACTTGGTGCAATCAGTAAAGGTTTGAGAAAAATAGGAGAGATGGATAACGAGACATCACTTCTGAAAACAAAAATTGAAGGATTAGAGGGTGAAATAGATGGTTTGGCAGATAATAAGTATGAATTGAAAAACCAATTGAACCTTGCAATGGTGGAAGTCGGGCCGATTCGATATGTTGCAAGTATGATTTATGATGAGGTAAGTGAAACGCAACTTGAAGAGGCTGTACGTTGGATAATCATTCTTCTCATTTTTGTGTTCGATCCTCTTGCAGTTATGTTAGTGATTGCTGCAAATATTTCGTTGAAAGATTATCGAAAAGAGAGAAAAATGGCCACCAGAACTGTTACAGTCATGCCCGATTTGAGTGACAAGACAGTAATAGATTCGGACAATGTAGAAGAATATTCTGAAGATGATGGTAATGATTTTAAAATCCTTACGTGGGATTTATTCAAAAAATTGAAAGGGAAAAAATGACAGAAGATGAAGAAAAAGGACAAAAACCACAAAGTACAACAGATCCTGGCGCAGAATTGTTCCAAAGAGGATTTCATGTATTCATGGGTGAAGTATCAATGGAAACAATGAATCCGATAATCAATTGGATTATTTCTGCCAATTTTGCTAAAGAAAAACAACACAAAGAGTTGACTTTGGGAATTTGTTCTCCTGGCGGAGATTTGAATGCATGTTTTGCTCTTTTGGATGTTATGATGGGATCTAAAATTCCGATACGTACAATTGGAATGGGAATGATTGCATCATGTGGTTTGTTGATGTTCATAACTGGGACTAAAGGAAAACGAATCCTTACACCAAATACATCAATTCTATCTCATCAATTTTCTTGGGGTAGTTGGGGCAAGGAACACGAATTGTTTGCTCGTGTTAAGGAATTTGATTTGACTACAACACGATTGATGAAACATTATAAAAAATGTACTAAATTGAAAGAAAAGGAAATTCGTGAAAAACTTATGCCTCCACATGATGTGTGGTTGGATGCAAAAGAAGCCAAGAAATTGGGTCTTTGTGATGAAGTGCAAGAAATGAAAATGACATGAAAGATACTACAAAGATGTTGAAGGATGATCCACAACTGACATCCTACAAAGATGCGCCTTGGGCAAAGGCTCCTAAAGCATATCAAAATATAGTACATGAAGATGAAAACGTAATAGTATTTAAAGATGGATTTCCAGTAACAGAAGGACACTTATTGTTTGTTCCAAAGAAAAAACTACGAAGAGAAGACATTACAATTTGTTTTGAATACGCATACAAATGGGGTATAGAGGGCATAATGGATTATCGATGGGAGGCCTTCATCATAGGTATCAACAATGGAGTTGCAGCAGGACAATCAGTAATGTGGCCCCATGTACATATGATTCCTAGAAGAAAAGGTGATACACCAAATCCAAAAGGTGGAGTAAGACACGTAATACCATTGAAAGGAGATTATAATGAGTAATTACATGAAAGAACTTGCAAAGGCTGCAGGGAATGAATATGGAAGTTTGGTTGATGATGGAATTTTTGGGGGAGATGTAACACAATGGATCGATACAGGTTCTTATGTGTTTAATGCACTTTTGTCTGGTTCGATTTATGGTGGACTTCCTGCAAATAAGATTACTGCACTTGCAGGAGAATCTGCCACAGGAAAGACATTTTTCACGTTAGGATTAGTCAAACATTTTCTTGATATGAATCCTACTGGTGGATGTATTTACTTTGAATCGGAATCTGCATTGACAAGTGATATGTTGAAAGAACGTGGAATTGATACGACAAGAGTATATCATATGCCAGTTGCAACAGTTGAAGAGTTTCGACACCAGGCAGTAAAGATTTTAGAAAAACATGGTGAGATAGATGAATCGGAACGGCCACCATTGATGATGTGTCTGGACTCT